GTCAACCGCCGACGTTCCATCGACGTTGGCCGCGTAGAGCGAGACGATCTGCATGGCCTTGCCGCTGCTGGCGGCATTGGAGAGCACCACGGTGCCGGTCGCACCGGTGACGCTGGAGAGTACGGCGGTCTTCGCCGTGATGGTTGTCGGTCCGACGATGTTTGGGGCTGCCATTGGTTGCTCCTAGAACACAAGCGCGGCGGCCACGCTGGACATGCCGCCCGAACTCGGCCCCGTCGGGCCTGTGATTGATGCGCCCGTCGGCCCGGTAGCGCCGACGCTGCCTGATTCTCCGGCCGCCCCCGATGGACCCGTAGGGCCGGTGGCTCCGGCGTCGCCCTGGGCACCAGCCGCGCCAGAAGCGCCCTGGGCGCCTGTCGGTCCCGTCGCGCCGGCAATGCCATGCTCGCCCTGCGAGCCGGCTGCACCAGCCGGACCCGTGGCACCAACGGCTCCCGCCGCGCCTTGTTCACCCGTCGGCCCGGTTGCCCCGGCGACGCCCTGCGCGCCAGCCGGGCCGGCATCGCCCTGAGCACCTGCCGCGCCTGTCGGACCCGTGCTGCCGGCCGCGCCTTGCGGCCCGGCCGCCCCCGTGGCACCAACGCTGCCCGCGGCACCCTGGGCGCCCGTTGGTCCCGTAGCGCCGACGCCTGCTGCTCCCGTCGGTCCGACGATTGACTCACCTGCCGGACCCGTGGGGCCGGCGACGGTCGAGGCGGCGCCGGTTGGCCCGGTAGCACCGGCAATGCCGGCCGGTCCCGTGATCGATTCGCCCGCTGCACCCGTCGGTCCCGTGACGGTGCTGGCTGCGCCCTGCGGACCCGTGATCGATTCGCCCTGCGGACCCGTGGCGCCCGTCGGGCCGGGCACCGTGCTCGCGGCCCCCTGCGGCCCGGTGGCGCCGACGCTGCCGGCGGCTCCCGTGGCACCAGTCACGCCAGCAGCTCCGGCCGGGCCTGTGCTGCCGACGCCGGCAGCACCGGTCGGTCCCGCCACGCCGGCCGCTTGGAAGTAGGCGCCGATCTGCGAGACCGTCACCCTTTTCGTGGCCGAGCTGCTCGACATGATGAGCAGATCGGTACCCGTCACGCCCGTGACGGCCGGCAGGTCGCTGACGCGCTTTTGAATCGGCATCAGTTCACCTGCAGGGGAACGACGATTTCGTCACCCTGCTCGGTGACGAGGTACTGCACATCGGCGTCGATCTTCTTCGTATGCACCCGCACGCACGTCTGGAAGGCGTCGGCGTAGTGATAGAGCGGCACGCCCCGCGGCGTCGTCACCTCGTAGATGTTCGAGACCGTTCCGAACTGCTCGTAGATCCGGTCGCCACGCTGCGGCTCGCCGTAGGGCAATTCGTCGGTCTTGATGATGAAGTCGCGGGCCTCCCATTGCTCGATCACACCGCTCTGGGCCTGGGCCTCGAACACGGAGCGGCCGACCGTGGCCGTGAGCGTGGCCGTGTTCGCGCCACGCACGTAGGCGACCGTCGTGCCCGCCGCAGCCTTGAGCTGGTCGGTGAGCCAGGCGGCGCCGGTGCGGATGAGATCGGCCACGAAAACCTCCACCCACGCCCGGCCCCGGCCGGCGACATGGCCGGCCGGGGCGGGCGCGTCTTGGTACCATCGACTACTTGTTGAGCACGACGTGCACGGTCGTGTCGTCAGCCAGGCGGGCCTTGGCGAGCTTGCCGGCCGCGGCGCCGGTCGAGGCATGAGCCACGCCGGAGGTCGCGTACCAGTTGATCGCCGAACCCTGGGCACCGGTCGCACCCGAGGCGCACGGCATCGAGAAGACGCCTTCGATGGCCACGGCACCCATCACGTTGGCGGCGATGGGGCGAGGAGCCACGGCGACGAGCGAACCGAGCACGACCACGTCACCAGCCGCCACGGCCGAACCGGGCGTGTAGTCGAGGTACTTGCCGTCAGAAACAGAGGAAGCCATTTGGATCACCTACTTTCTTTGGAATGAGTTGCGAGCGAACCCGGCGGGGCGGCACGATCACCGCCCCGCCGGTTGAAATCACGACACGTCGGCCTTCACGCCGGCGAGGTACTCGGCCTTGGCGACGCCAAAGTCGAAGTAGCCACGCATCTGCACGCCGAGCGTGTTGAAGTCGGCCTCGGCCGTCTCCACGATCGGGCTCTGCACGCCGTTGAGGAACGCCACCTCCATCACCGGCAGGTCGGCCGGCGACGCGAGGAGGTAGTAGTCGTCGGTGTTGCTCAGGTAGGTCGTGCTGACCACCTGGTACCGACCGGCGAGCACGTTGCGGTCGGGCTGCCCCGAGGTCGCACCGCTCTGGATCAGGCTCGAACCCATGATCTCGGCCGCGGCCAGCTCCTGATCGACCGGCACGAGCAGCAGACGCGGCTCGACGGCGACGGGGTTGGAATCCGCGTCCTTCAGCTTCTTGAAGAGCGTGACGATCGGCTTCAGATTCGCCAGCGTCAGCGCCCCGGCCGTGGTCTTCTTGTTGCCACGGGCCGTGGTGAAGAAGCTGCTGTCGTCCTGGAACTCGGTCCAGAAAACATCGTTCAGCTTCAGCGCGCCGCCCCGACCGATCCGCTGCGGCACCGCGGTGAGGGCACCGAGGTCGTCGTTGATGAGGTCGGTCCGGGTCACGCTCGTCATGATGCCGTAGGTGTCGGCCGAGATCGTCCGGCTCTCATCGGAGGCCGCGGCGTTCTTGAGCTCGCCACCGTTGGCAACCTTCTCGAACTTCATGCCGCCGTTGAGGCGGTAGCTCGTCAGCGTCTTGAAGTCGTTGACGCTGCGAACCGAGGAGATCTGCCGCCACGCGCTCTCGACGCCGTCGAACCCGGCGAGGAGGAACTTATTGACGGTCGAGGAAAGGATGCCCGAGATCGAGTGCGTTGCCCACGCGGCAGCCAGGATCGGCCGCAGGGTGGACGCGGTCACCCGCCGGCTGCCCTCGTAGCCATTGGCCACGGCAGCCTGCACCAGCACCTCGCCGATCGACAGCTCGCGACGGGCCTTGTGGGCCGCCTCGAGCGTCTTCTCGTCGTAGTGCTTCTCGACATTCGGCAGCCCGCCCTGCAGGGCAAAGGACGCCTCGATGACCTTGGCCGAGGGAGCGGCCGACTCGGTGACGTGGACCGCCGGAACGGCGGGCCGCTCGTCGCGGGTTGCGATGAGCTTCTGCATGTCTTCCACCTTCTTGGTGAGGGTTTCGATCTCGGCCTTGAGCTCGCTGCTCTTGTCCTCGACCTGGGGCTCCACGGCGTCCGTCGCCGTGGCTTCCACGACCGGGGTCACGATGACCTCGTCCGCGGGCTTTTCGTTGGCGGTGTCCGCCATGATTTGCTCCTCTGCCACCTCTTCGGCGGCGATAGAGATTGCGGTGCTACGGTCCGCGCCCAAGGTCACAAAACTGGTCTCGCGTAGCGTCGAGGCCCGTACGACACGGACCGGCCCGACGAGGGCCTGCCCGTTGGCGGTGGTGGCTTGGTCTTCGCCAAACCGAAGATGGCGGCCGACATCGGCGCCGACGCTCGCCTGCCACTCGTAGCCGGCGGCGGCCAGGGCGAGCACCTGGCGGGCGGTCTCGCTGTCGGCGAGGATCTCGCCCTCGACGACGAGCTGCCCGCCCTGCACGCTGGGGCGGCCCTGCCCGAGGATCGAGCCGAGCGAGTAGTCGTGCCCCATGACGATCGGGATCGTCGAAGGCAGCGTCATGCCGTTCAAGTCGATCACGACCGGCTCACGGCTCCACGCCTGCCGGATCGGCGCGCCGGTGTAGGCGACGATGCGGAACTTCTTGGCGCCGCCGGCGGCATCGCCTTCGGCGGCCTGCAGAAACGTCACGTCGGAGGCGAGCTTGATGTTGTCGGCCATCAGTGAAACTCCATGAGCGGTTCGATCTCTTCGTCGAAGCCTTCAAAGTCGATTGCGGTCATGCGGCGGCCTCCTCGGCCTCTTGGTCGGCGTCGCCGTCTTCGTCGAGCGTGCCGCCGTAGTTCACCTCGGGCGTGAAGTCCTGGAAGAGGTCGAGCTCCTTCATCAAGGCGACCTCGGCGGCCCGCTGCCGCAGCTCCACGTCCCACTGCTTGCCCTGGCGGGCGTACTCGGCCGCGAGCGTGGTAGTGTGCGTGCGAAGCCTCGTCTCTGAGGCGTTGGCCTCCTTGGCAGGATCGACGTGCTCACGCCCGTCCCACTGCCACGACCAATTCCACTCTGAGAACGGCGCGGTGCCGGCCGGCAGGACGCCCGCGAGCATGGCCTCGTTGACCCACGCCTCCAGGAGGCGGTCGAGCATCACCCGCTCAAGCTCGTCGCGGTAGACGCGGACGGTGCCGGCGTAGACTTGGTGGTCCATCCGGCCGGAAGCGTAGTTGTAGGAACTGCTGTCGAGGGCGGCGACGTTGTAGGGAATCTGCAGGCACCGCGCCATCTCGTTGACGATCTCGCGCTTGAACATCGCGTACGTGCTGGTCGGCTGCTCGGCCTTGAGCTGCTCGAAGGTCCAGCCGTCGGGCAGCGTCACCATGGCCCGCTTCTGGATCTCCATCTCCGCGAAGGCGTCCACCTCGTCGATCTCGGCAGCCGGCGAATTGGTCCGCAGGAAGCCCGCGAAGTCGGCGGCCGTCTCGGCGGCGGCGCAGACCGCCTCGGTGTAGCGCCGCAGTTGGCCGAAGAGCCGCAGGGCGGGAGCCACCTCGGCCACGCCACGGTGCTGGCCGGGCCGGCTCGGGCGGAACCAGTGCACCATCGACGCCGCCGGCACCCGCTGAAATTGCAGGTTGTTGACGCGGTAGTTGCTGCCGGGATGGAAGTTCAAGACCTGGTAGGCGACGACGTTGCCGATCTCGTCGAACTCCAGCCCGTCTACCGTGTTCCCTTCTGGCGTGACGGTCTGCCGCATGAGCTCGGTGGGCGTGGCTACCATCTCGGCCTCGATCAGCCGCACGTCGAGCTGCACGCCCGCGAGCCGCTGGTTGTTGACCATGAGGGCAAACGCTTCGCCGTCGGTGACGAGGGCCTCGCGCATGGTGCGGAGCTTGCCCGGCAGGTCGATCGACCACGTCCAGTCGAAGAAGGCCCGCTCGATCGCCCGGTCGAGGTCGTCGGAGCCGGTCTGCATCTGCACACGCGGACCGGTGCCGATCAGGTCGGAGGCCAGCGTCGCAGAGATGCCGGCGAGGTAGGAGTTGTTCGCCCGTTCGTACCGGGCACGGTTGCGGATCGTCCGCCGCACCACGGGCGACAGGGCGGCATCGGCGGCGAAGGCGTCGGCGGCGGCCCAGTGGTTGCGGTCGTCGCTGGACTGCGCCGCGTCATAGCGGGCACGCACCGGCACGGCCACCTGCTGCGGCTGTGCCCGCTTCTGGAAGACGGAAAACAGACCCATCAGTCGGCGGTCCCCGGCGGGATCAGGCGATTGAATCGCAGGCCGCGGCGGCGATTGGTGGCCGACGGCGTGGCGGCGGCCTGGGCCGACAGGTACTTGTCGGCCTCGATCAGCTGCTTGAGGTCGTGCTGTTCGACCTCACCGGCGTCCGTGCGGACGCGGGCGGGCTGCACCGCTGCCGTCTCGAGCTGCTGGCGGATAGAGTCGCTCATGCCCGAAAACTACGGGCGAGCGAGCGCGAG